TTTACGCCAGACAACTTGAAGGTAAAACTACTCGCCAGCTAGTCCTAGAACACGCAAATATTGAAGGTATCTCCGAAACAACAGCTTGGGATGATTGGAATAGAGTAAAAGTTTGGAATAATGAAGATTGGGAAAAAGATAGAGAAACTCTCCTGCCACGTCTACAAGCCATGAGAGTACGTTTATTTAATAAAGCAGTTAAAAAGGGTCAGCTACAGACAGCAGCACAGATCCTAGACTCTCTAGGCAAGGTTATAGGCGAATCTGTAGAAACAGTTAATATTCAAGCTCCAGAACTTTCAATAAAAGTAGAACCAAAAAATTAACCAGAATATATTTAAGTTCCTCATGCGATTTTTTGGCCGCAAAAAGTCTGAAACACTCCCCCCAAAGTCTGAAAAAGTCTGAAAAAAAATAGTCTGAAATAGTCTGAAAAAATTTTTCCCAGGGGGAGCCAAGTCTGAAAAAGTTAGTAAGAATAAATAATAATAAAGTCTGGAATAGTTATATCATTTTGGTATAATAGAATTAGGCTTAGTATTTTTTTAAATTGGTTAATAAAAAAATCTCGAGATAAAAAACCATCAAAAAGATTTTTGAAAAAATTAATTCAAGAAATTACTCAAGCTTTAAAAACAAAAAGTAAACTAACTTTCCAAAATGCCTAGACAATTAAAAACCCAAAACAAGGGAAGAAAAACAGTTGAGGTTAAAGTAACCTTAAAACCAGAAATAGCAAAATTATTAGATGCTGCTATTCAATTAAAAAATCCAGATTTAACAAGAAGTGGATTTTTAAAATTATGCCTGACTAAGGAATTAAGACAAATTACTTTAGGAGATATTTAAGATGAAATACAATTTATTTTTTTATTTTATAGGTTTTTTAATTTTGGTTTTTTCTTCGCAATTTGCTGAAGATTTAAAAACAGATAGAAACTATCAAAATAATATCTATGCTCGCTGTATAGAAATTCAAAAATTACTTAATGAGGATTTAAACAAATGCCTGTAAAACAAATCAAATCAAAAAGAAACAAGATTAAGGATTTAAAAACTACAAGAGTTGGTCTTGTATTACTTGGTCATGGTCAATGCTCATGGTGTATAACTTCAGATGATGAAGTTAAAAACGTGGTTCTAGCATTTAGAACTGCTCGCTATATGCGGAGATCATGGAAAGGTATTTATTCTTTTAAAAAAGAAGCAATTATAAATGTTCATATTTATGACATTACTAATTGTGAGACATGGAACCATAACGGATTCGGTCATATTACTGATGAAAAAGGAAAAACCCTTCCATTTATAGAAACTATTGATACTGTTTTATAGAAAAATTTTTTCTTCCTGGGGAACATCAACCGAGGGTTATTTCCCCAAAAACCTTACAACAACTTACTTTTTTTAATTATGACTACAACAACAAAGAAAACAAAAACTTATTCTTTTACTGCTAAGACTAAGTATCAAATCAAAGAAGAAAACTTAATTGATTTGTTAATAACTGCTGGTCAAGGTATTAATTATTGGGGGGTGGTTTATGTTAACTTTATACCCAATAAAGCATATGAAAAAGGATATATTGATTTAGAACACGAGGGGGGAATATTTATTAATAAAAATAATTTAAGTTTAGATTCAAAATTGTTTTGTTTAGATTATCAATGTTACGAAATAGAGAGTAAAGAAGAAATAGAAATAATAAAAGATAAAACACTTAAGGATTTTATTGAAGCATTTAAGAATACTTTAGAAAATCCAAATATTAGAGCATCTTTAAAAACAAATATTATGGATGCCTTCGCAAGTGAAAATTTCGGGAATCTTGATGCTATAGATATGGATTATATTATGCAGAAAACAATTTTTGGACATTGTGTATATGGATAAATAAAAATAGATATAGATTTAATGAGATCAGTTTTTTAATATCCTGGTCTCTTTTTTTTATAGCAAAATGCTATATAATTAATATGTACTTTCCAATTTTTAAAAATGAAATTAATTCCTTATGGATCAAATCAGAACCTTGTAGAAATTAACAAGGATACAGAAATTTTTTACAGTTATAAAACCGCAGTAGCAGGAAAAATAAAAGGAAAATATTATAGAACTAATGAATGGTATTCAAAAACAACAACAAGACATATTAATAATTATTTAGGAAAATTAATCTATACTGAATGTGATCCTAGTTTCTTTGAATCAATAACCGATACAAATTATATAGATATAACGCCAGTTGAAAAGGAACCATTATTAATTAAAGGAGTTTAAAAAAATGAATATATCAAAAATAATTTTTTATGAAAAAGATTATAAAATTATAGCCAATAAAAAATTTGGCTATAAATTTTTAAATAAATATTTTTTCACTTTTGTTGAACCAAAAAGATATAAAAGATATTTTCCTTACTGGGAAATAGAATCAAAAGGTTATAAGGATATAGTTTTGAATGAAAAAATATATTATTTTTTAATTACTTACAAAAACTATGAATGTTTTAATTATAAAAATGAATGTATTAAAAAAGATTTTACATTTTATAAATACATAACTATAAAAGATATGAAATTAAATAAAGGTATAAAAGATTTAAGTTTAGCTTCTGAACTTATTAATGAATCAAGTATGGAATTATTACTAAAATGAAATTTTCAGAAAAATATTATAAGGAGTTGAATCTAACTCCTTATCAACACTATGTTAATAATGTTTGGTTTATTCAGACACTTGATAAACTCAAAGATACTGGAAAATTATTCATACCAGATATAAATAAAACATTTAATAAGATGGGAGATGAAATTGAATGAAATTTACATTTAAACAAATAAGCTTATTATCAAAAATAATTTCTGATAGGGTTTATCAGAATAAAGAAAATATAAGATATTGTGAAGGTTATATTGAGGATCAGTTTTTAATGGAAGAAAGTGAAGAAGAGATAAAAAAAAATAAGATTGAATGTCAAAAAGAAATAAAAAGATTAAGTAATGAATGTCGAGAATTAATGGATATATTTTGTCATTCATTATTGAATGGATAAGCTAACAATATAAATTTAATAGTTTACTATTTTTAAATATACGGTAGGATACAGTATGACACTTATATATACTTATGTCACTTTCCAAAAACCAAAAACCTATGAATGAATTTAAAATTCAAACAATAATGGGTGAATACTTAATTCCTTATACTGAATGTTTAGAAAATCTAAACATACAAAAAGCAATCAGCATGAATGATGAAGTAATGCTTAGAAAAATTCTTGAATGTGAGTATTGATTATGGATAATAAATTAAAAGAAGAAATTTATGCAAAATTGTATGATTCTGCTGGTTTTTTAATTACTCATCATTCTATTTTACCAAAATACATAGATAGAGTTTATAAAGTTGATTTACGATTATCCAAAAAAGAGATAGCTAAGTTAACTAACATTCTTTGGTATATTGCACATTCTGAATTATGGAAAGATAACAATGGGTAGAAAAATGACTAAATTGGATAACTCAAACAAGTTATTCTTACATACACTTGGAAATCAAGTAGGTAGAGCAAAAATTCAAAGAAATAGAGATATTAAAAAAAATAGATTTATTAACACTATTCAAACAATTTCTAAAAAAACAAAATGAATTACAAAGTTACCTATGCAATAGATTCACTTGATAGTAACCCTACTATCAAGTTTTTTGACTCTGAATATGAAGCTCAAGAATGGTTGAATGATGAAGTTCAACATAGGATTGACTATACAGTACAACATAGTCCATATACTATCTCTGAAAAGGAATATCAAGAGATAGAGGAATATGAATATTCACTCGTAAGGATTGAAAAAGTTGAATCAAAAAAAGTTGAACTTTTAAATGATGATTTATTTGGAGAAACAATTACTGGCTATTCAATTTATTAATTATGGAATTTAAAAAGCAAAGAATAGCATTAATAAATACTTTACTTAAGTATTATGATGCTTCAAATAATGAATTATCTAATAGGTTATACCAAGATATTATTCATTTTACAGTTGGACTAAGTTATGAAGTAGCTAATAACTGTCATGACATAGCAGAAACATTACATCTTAAAGGAAAGAAAAGCTATGAATCTTAAATTACAAGAAAAAGATGCAAGTGCTTTATTTTTAGCACTTGATGAAATAGTAAATTTTGATTTATATAAAGAAAATTTATTTAATCAAGATGAAAGAGAATCTATCTTATTTATATATCAAAAAGTCAAACAATATAATCCTTATCATTTAAAAAATAATCCTAGATATGTAGGTAAAAAATGAAATTAAAAAAAACCAGAAAAGAAAGAAAATGCTATGAATGTAAGACTCTCATCAATAAGGGAGATTTATACGGTCAAAGAAGCATAGCACTTGGAGAAAAAGTTGATGGAGAAAACCAAACTGTTGAAGGTATGTACACGGTTGTTCATTACATGAGAATACCAGTTGATATGTGTAAATGTTGCCTGGAGAAAAATGTTAGATAAAGAAAAATGGGAAGAATCAAGGGAAGAAGCTAAAGACTTAGCACAAGATTATCTTGATAAAGAAAAGACTAGATCAGAATGTGTTAAATATTTTGAAAGTCATTTTAGAATATCAACTTCAACTGCTAATAGATGGTATAACAGAATTTATAATGAATTAGTTATACCAGATATACATAATGCTTTAGAGTTAAAAGCTTATAAAGATAAAGTTGAAAAAGAAATAAATAAATGCCTTATTCAATTACCTACAATGACTAATCCAATAGAAAAAATTGAACTTATTTCCAAAATTACAAAAGCAAAAAAGGAGCTTAAAAAACTATGAGAAATTCTCATGATAATCACAAAAATTCACTACCATTACCTGAGGATAGATTTATAAAACTATCCTTAAGTGATTCATTTATGCACAAACATCAGGCTTCACTTGACAGTCAAAGAGAAGAAGCAGAAATTAACTGGTTATTTCAAGAAGATGATGAAGAAGAAATAGAAGATAAAAACTTTCCTTATGAGGAGGAGAATTATGAAACACTTTAAAATTACTTGTGCAGAAGTTAACTACTTTGAAATAGAAGTAAATAATGTTAACTCAATAGAAGAAGCTAAAGAAAAAGTTAGAAAAAATATTAATGAATTTGAAGTATTAGATGAATATACTTCCGAGTGGGATTTTCACGACTGGAAAGAAATAAAAGATGAATATTAATTTTTTTTAGTTTTTTCTAAAAATTGATGTATTGATTCTCTTATTAAAAATCCTATAGAAATACCAGGTCTGACTAATTTTTTTAAATCTTCATACTCATTTTTATCAACACTAACGCTGATTCTTTGCAAGTTTTGGCTCATGATGAATGGCATTTATATATCATCATAATATCACATTATCCTTGAATGGCTTTTTTTGATGTTTGAATGGCTTTTTTACCCTTGAATGGCGATTTTAAGAAAAAGAAAAGAACCAAAAGAAAAAGAATATATAATATATAAATATATTTATTATTAATATATATAATAATATATATAATATATATACATATATGTATATATAAAGAGAAGAATTTTTAGTTGACAAGATAAATAATCATTTATACACTTACATACAAAGACATAAACTTATGCCAAAAGAAAAACTTACGTTGTATTTGGAGCATGAACAAATTGCTTGGCTTGATTCCAAAACAAATCCAGAACTCAAAGTATCTGCTGTAGTCAGAAACTTAATCAGAGACAAGATGAATGTTGAATCCAGAAGAAAAGCCAAAAAGAATCCATTTTCAACAGGACTAGACCCATTTGCATCTTCTACGATTACCACCGATCAGATACCTGATGATTTAAAAGATTATGCTGATCTTTTGATTGAATGGTGGCCTATTAGAAAGAAAAAAGGTGGATCATGCACTACAAGCGTTGCTGAACGCATCTTTAAGAAGTTAAGGTCATTTCCTACACAGGATAGAAAACAAGCTCTTGAGAACGCTATAGCAGGTGGCTGGAAGGATTTATTTCCGTTAAAGCAATCCTATAAACCAGAAGAGCCAGAATTTAAGCCCAGATATTTTAAAGCCAGTGATAATGATTTACCACCAACATTGGCTGAAATGGGTAAAACTGCTAAAGAACTTATGGAGGGTAAATAAATGATTACTAATGGAGCAGGTACTACTGAAAGAAGAGATGAATGGACAGTTCAATCTGTGATGAATGATTATTTATCAGATGGCAAGTTATCAAGACGTAAAAGAGCATTTATGAAAATTCATTATTTACCTGCGGTAAGAAATGAACTTATAGATTTTAATGAAAATTTTTACAATTATTTAGGACAAAACTAATGAACACTATCGAATTATTAAAACCACTCGCTATCTTCAGAGATCAGGAAACTCACAAATACTTTGATGAGACTTTGCAAAGATGGCTTGCTTTTTCTACAACAGAAGTTTGCAATGAGCTAACAGAAGAAGCCAAAGAAAATATCGAAGCCTACAGATATATCTGGGAGCCTAGAGGAGTCAAGGTGCATGAATGTCTACAGGAAACAATGCTTGGCAGTGGAGAGATTGATGCTGGTGATTACGAAGCATGGGTTGAACCATTACTTAATCATGAACTGTTTACACATTTTGAACCAATGGCTGTTGAACTTATGATGTCTATACCAGATAAATCAGTTGGCGGTCAGCTTGATTTACTTGGATACGATACTAAGGCTAAAAAGATCAGACTTATTGATTTAAAAACCAAAGGTAATTCAAAGTATGACATCAGGAAACGAAATAAAGATGGCATGATTCATCTTGAAGATATTGATATGTATTGGAAAGAACCTTATCTAACTGATAAGCAGTTAGGTTGTTACATTGAAATGTTGAAACTAAACTATGGGATAATCCCAGATGTATGCAATACAATTTGGGCTTATGAAGGTAGGTGTATTTTAAATAATGAACAGCCTACTGAAAGATGTCTTGCTGCATGGCAAGAAGCATGGGAAAAGTTTGAATCAAAACAGGAGTTATTCTAAATGCCAGATTTTCCAAAAAATCCATACAAAGGTCAGATCTTTTATGATCCTGACTCTGATACCATTTATGAATATTTTGTTCCCAGAGAGGATGATTATTTTTGTAAGAAATTAAAAATTAAACCAAAATGGGTTGTGCCTAGTTATGAAAGTGAATTAGTAAATGGTCTGTTTTCTAAAAATGGAAAGGTTAAATACTTTTCATATAAAAAACTTATAGAGGAGTTTGGTTATACCGAAGAAACTATAGCTGAACTTATGGAAGAGCTTAAGCAGTGAAAATTCTCGTTGCCTGTGAATATTCTGGCATTGTCAGAGATGCTTTTGCAGCCAAAGGACATGATGCTTGGTCTTGCGACATTCTAGATACAGAATCTAAAGGACAACATATTAAAGGTGATGTTCTTAAACATCTTAATAAGGATTGGCAAATGATGATTGCACATCCTCCCTGTACTCACTTGGCAACCACATCTGCTCGCTGGTTTGTTGAAGGTAGGAAACCTTTGCACCTCAGAACAGAAGCACTTTCTTTCGTAAGAACACTTATGGCTGCTCCAATAGAAAGAATATGTATTGAGAATCCTGTCTCAGTTATCTCATCACATATAAGAGAAGCAGATCAGATGATTCATCCCTATGAATTTGGTCACAAAGAATATAAAAGAACGTGTTTATGGCTTAAAAATTTACCCTTACTTAAAGGTACAAACAACGTATATGAAGAAACAAAAAATCTTCCATTAAAAGAAAAACAAAAAACATGGTGGATGGGAGATGGCAAAGTTGATAGGGCTATTGTCCAAAAAAAAAGAAGTAAATTCTTTACTGGCATTGCATCAGCTATGGCAGATCAATGGGGAGATGAGGCTAAACTTCCTGTTCCTGTAGAACAATTATCTATTTTTTAATTATGAGATACATTCTTGATGTCTCAGGTAGAGACTTAAAACTAATCAGAGCATCTATTGTTAACTTTCAAAGGTCGCTTGCAATATCAGATGTGGCTGAATTTGATGGTTTGATTGATGAACTTGACGATTGTTTTCTTACTGTAACAAGACAGAAAAAAGAACAACTTAAATCTAAAGTAAGAAAAAGATGGGGTATGTTCAGATGAAATGTTTTTACAAGGAAATTGATCGCAGAAAAAAGTATTTAATAACTAAAATTCATAATGAGGTGGCTGCTCTAGGAGATAGCTGGTTTAGACATGAAATAACTGATGAGCAATATTGTTTGCGGATACAGGAATTAGATAAACGTATTGCAGATTTACAGGGATGAATAATATAAATATATACAATAACGATTGCTATGAAATTATTGATTCATTAGGTGACTTTGATCTGACATTACTTGATCCTCCTTTCCAGGATTGGGATAAAATAAATTTTAAACTATCGAAAAACATAATTGCTTTTTGTAATCATAAATCCAGACATCAGGTAGAAAATCTATTTGGTAAGCCCAGATCAGAATTAATATGGCATTTTGCTGATGGTAGATGGGTGAGTAATGATCTTCCCAGAATTACACATGATTATATTTATATATATGGGCAACCAAAATCTGCAAGTGTTGGAGAGTATCAGGACATTAAGGCAGTAAAAAAAGGTAATGGCTGTATTGGTAGTGATAGGTTAGGGCAGAGAACTTACAGACCAAAACAAAGAAAACAATTAAATAGTGTATTGATTTATCCTAGAAACATGAACAGTAAGCTAGGTGCATGGACAAAACCATATAAGTTAATTAAAAATCTTATTGAGTGGTTTCGGCCTAGTTCTGTATTAGATCCATTTATGGGGTCAGGAGTTGTAATTGATGTATGTAAAGATTTAAATATAGATGCAACTGGTATTGAAATAAATAAAGAATATTTTGATTATGTGAAAGATAGATTAGATACTAATAAATCCCAACAGGAATTATTTGCTCCAACTTATCAATTAAATATAGTCTGATGAATCCGAATAAAAGAAAAGGAGATAAGGCAGAAAGAGAAGCAGCAGAGGTGTTGACTAAGGTAACAGGATTTGAATGTAAAAGAAATTTAGCAGCAGGAATACCAGATGATGTTGGAGATATATATGGCATACCAAACTGCGTGGTGCAGGTGTGCGATTACAAGGATAAAAATAGAGCCTGTCTTGTAAAACCTAGAGAGGTAGAAACACAAAGAAAAAATGCAGGTGTAGACTTTGTTGCAAGCATGGTTAGATTTAGAGGAGGAGAGTGGAGAGTTGTGTTAACACCAGAACAATTCAACACATTATTACAGGCAGCCTTGTCGTAAACAATATATATGTGTAATATATTAGAACAGTAAACTATTTTTACTAATGACCACAAAAGAAAAACCGCCGATAAAGCCACAGACTTTATCTGAAGCTCTTGCTATCTTTCAATCTAAAGTTAAATCTGCCGATAGAACAGGGGTAGCTAAAGAAACAAGAAAAGGAGTAACTACTGAACGTAAGTACTCAACTCTTGAAGATGTTTTAAAAGCACTTCAACCAGCAGCAGAATTAGGTATCTCACATACTCAAACTTTTGATTACATTCCTCTAGGGCCAGATCAGTTACTTACAGTAATGACCACCACCTTATATTTCAAGGATGAAAAACTTGAAAGTAAATTACCTTTGAAAGAACTTAAAGGTTATAATGTTATGCACGATCTTGGCATATCAATTACATATACCAGAAGATATGCTCTTGGTGCTGCTTATGGTATAGGTTCTGAACTTGATGATGATGCTATGTCATTAAATCAAGCACCTCCTAAAGAACCTGGTACTGGTAGAACACCTACTAAAGCTAATCAAAAACTTGGACCTGTATCAGAGCAAGCTATCAAGAATCCCCCAATCACAACTGAAGCTAGGAATCTTATACAGGTTGAGCTTAAAAAATTAAATGAAAGTAATCCTGACAAAGCAAAAGAAATTGCTGCTTCTTTTATTAAGGAGTTCAAAGTTCCCAGAGTTACAGGATTCATTACAGAAGCTAGACATGGTGAGTTTCTAAGTCATGCTATATCAAAGATAGATGACAACAAATGACAACAGAAGAAGCAGAGTTCTCAGGTCAACAGGTTATGAAACAACTTGAACAAAGACGATTAGAACGCAAGAAAGATTGGAATAGAAACGTATTTGGGGTGCGTACTAATGATAATCTTGCTTCTTTACTTAGAGAATATTGTAAGTCGAACAATCTCTCTACAAATCAATTTCTAAACAATTTACTTAAAGATTTTTTTAATTATGGCTGACTTTAATCCAGCACTACCATTACCTATCAAATGGTCTATAGGTGATGATCGTTTCAATGAAGGCCAACAGGTCTTGAGTTTAACAATTCCTGTTGACTCTGTTACTCATTTCATAGATCATTTACAAAACCTAGTAGATCAAAAAGCAAAGGAGAGTGAAGTATATGACTTCAACAAAAAAGAGAAAATTAAAACTCAATGTGTACAAATTTACTCTAAAGCGATGGATGGGCAGTACGGAGTGTTTGGCAACATTAATCCACAGAAGCTTGAACGAGAGGTAAATGAAGAATTACCTTTCTAATAATAAAAACAAATATTTAGTTAAAGATCCTAACTTAAATGTTCACTTTAAAATAATAAATGGTGTACGCTACTGGCTTACACCACCTCCTTCTGGTTATCAAAAATGAGTAAAAGTCCAAACCCTTCTATTCTAAAATTACGCAAATTAAAAGAAATTAGACGAAAAAATTTAGAAAAGAATTTTATAGAGATACAAATGAAAGGACAGGATCATTATGTATTTATAAAAGAAAATGGTAAGGCTCAAGTTGTTTATACTGAAGGTCGTTGGGTTTCAGAACATATAAGAACTGCAATCCTTAAATATAATTATGAGATTGATAAGATTGATAAATTATTAATTAGAGATTTTACGGATGAAGAGATTAATGAATACGAAAAAACTTCTTGATAGGGTCAGTTGGTTTTTTCTTTCTTAATTCTTGTACAACAGCGTTTGCTTCTAATTCTATCAATCTATTTAATAAAGAAGTCATAAATATATCTTGGTCAAATTTTTTTCTTACAAGATGAGTACAAAATCTTTTTAAATTATCCAAATCATTTACCTTCATAATTTCTCTGCATTGCATTTCAATTTCTAGTTCCAACTCAGGAGGTGCTGGTTCTATATCAATGTTGAGAAATTTAGTAATTTTCATTTCATTGGAAATAATTGTTTTTCTAAAAGTTCAACTGCTCTATCATCCAAAGTATTTGTTGTTTGTTTAGCTATTGTTTTTAATAAATCTACTATTAATTTCTTAACAGCAGTAGTGGTTAAAAACGTTAATAAGATTGGTTTGAGAATCTTATACATAAAAAAATGTGTGTTACTTTCCAAACATAGCTAAAATGCTAGTATTAGACAAGAATCTTTACTTTTATGGAAGATCAAGACGAAAAGGAAGGAACGGATTGGGGAGAAATATTTGGTCATGCTGTCCGATTTATGATTCTTTGCTGGTCTTTAGCGATGATGACCCTTGGATACATGGATAAGATTCGCAATGATGGTGCGTTTTTAGCAGGTCTGACGAGTGGCGTTTTAGGATCGTATGGTATATCCGTTAACAAAAAGAAACCCGCAAACGCTGCTAAGATAGTAGATAACAAGGACACTAACGTAGGTATTAAATGAAAAAATTACTTCCATTTTTATTTTTTGTATCCGCACCAGCTTATGCGGACATGAATCATTCCATATCATCCAGCGTAAAATTTGAATCGCTTTCGGCAGCTAGTACCGCTGATAAGATTGGTTCGTCATACAGCATAAGCGGTAATAATATAACAACAGTAGATTCAAACTCAGCATCAACCTTGGGTGGCTTTGGTACGACAACAAATGGCGTTCCAGCGGTTACTTTCCCTTCTGCTACGCAAGCAACAAGTGGTGAAGCTTTTAGTTTTACTCAATCCTATATGGAGGGAGATGCCACACCTGGAAGTTCAATAACAGTTGGTACAGTTCCAAA